TATTATTAAATATCTATTTAATGACAAATGAGAATGATTTATAGTTTAGAATAATATCCGAGTATTTCCGAATCTTATTTACTAATTTTAAAGCACCCAGATTTTGTGTTTCAAATATATTTTCCATCGTATTACTATCTTGTTTTTTCATCAATTCTATATAACATAATAGAGCTTCATTATAATCGTTCACAAAAGGCTTATTATTAAGAGATATGATGTATATTTTCTCGCTATTTAATTTCATAATTTCACTTATGATTTTAATAGTTTCACTTTCTTTATTTACACATTCGTCATTATGATAATCCCATATTTTAGTTTTATTATCTATTATACTTGCAGATGCTATGATTTTACCTGATTTTTGATTTTTAGTTATTTTAATATCTACTTTCGCAACACCTTCGGGTATTGTAGTATCTATCTTTGTTGATTTAACTTTAACAGGTTTAGTATCTATAATAATATTACCCTCTGTATCCTTTATTTCTTTAATCTTTTTTGCACGAGGTTTCTTAGGCTCTGATAATAATTCAATGTAACTATCAAATAGCAATGCTTTTACCATTTGGAGTTTTAAATTATCAATTCGGTTATATCTTTTAATTTCATCTTGATATATTGGTTTGTTCTGTAAATTCTTATCTATTTCTTCCCAATATTTATCATCTTTTTCATAACCCGGTAATTCATCTAAACAAAGCGCATACAATTGTAGCAGAGGTTTCATAATTTGATTTGTAATATAATGTAAATAGTCTGGTACTAATTTATTTTCAACAATAAACTCAGGATTTTCTATTTTATCACCTTGCAATCCAGATGTACTATTTGTTTTAATATAAACATAGGGAATCCTTTCATTTACAACTGGGCGGTTCCCAGGGTCTCTTGCACCAATTCTATCTGCTAGAACTTTATGTGCTATTTTTGAAGGGTCTTTATAAGATGCTCTTAGATTTTTTGTAACAACTAAATCAGTAATTGGTGCTTTCCCTTCAACTAAATCAGATAATTCATCTTTTAGAAATTCAATTGATGCACCCAAATCTTGTTTTTGCAATATTATATCAATAACTCCACCATATATTTTCTTAACGATTTGAGCATTATCTCTTCTCTTTAATACAATACCCATTGATTTTTGTTTATACTTATTTACATCAAACTCATATAGATTACCAACATATCTCTTTTTACTAAATAAGATAAACGGGTATAGTGATTTCTCATAATTTAGTTTTTGTGGTTTTGGCATAATTTTTGCAATTTCCTTTTCTACTTTTTTACCAATATCAATAGCATAAGGTAAAGCATCCTTACCTTGAACAATATTACCCTCGCTATCTTTTAAGGGAAATTTGCAGAATATAGAATCCGTATCACCATATATGACATCTGCTTCATAATTTTCTTCAACAAACTTTTTAGCTATCATAATCATCTCTCTACCAGTTGCTGTTGTACATGCAGCAATTTCTTTAAGATAAATGGATGATGTCCTTGCGCCTATTTGACCATAAAGAGAGTTTGCTGTAATTTTATAAGCTAACTGTAATGCATCAAACACGTCTTGTTCAAATATATTATATGTTTCTGAAATACTATCAACATCACTTTTATTAATAACAGTTTTTTTGTTAGTATCAACGTCTAATAATTCATAAGAATCGTCATTTTCATTACACGAACCAGAAAATATTTTACCTGATTTATCAATTATTGTTTTATATTCTATTTTTTTACGAGTACTTTTACGCTGTTTAAGAAGCATATCCAGAATATTCGCAATGATCCCTTTTTTCCCATCTTTATATTGTACAAAAGTGCATACTTTTTCACCAATCTTCTTTTTCTTATCACCTTTGCCTTCATATAAATCATATGAAACGTCTTTATATTCAATATTTGGGTCTTCAATGCGATACTTTTCATCCATTAAATAACAATCATGTGAAAGATTTCTGGCAATCATAGATGATGGATATAGAGATCCGTAATCAAATACCACAATAGGTTCATTCAAATAAATACCTTGCTTGGGATCAAGAACTACGGCACCTTCATATCCTTCTTCCTCTTCAATTGCGTTTTCCCTAAATGATTTAATAACAGGAATTAATGTATCATGTTCCATACATTGTTTTGCTATCAATGAGAATATTTTAATACCCTGCCCTCTTCTAAACAGAAAGTTTAGAGGAACCAAACATACATTTCCCATACCAATATTATTTTCAATAATTTTAAGTTTATGGATAAGTCTATTGATAAGACAGCAATCTTGAATGCAGTATTTAGCAATTTCGCAGCGATCAGCACTATTTCCCTTAAACTTACTGAATATTTCTTGTGGTTTCAAATCATTCTTTTTATCACCCAAGAATATTGATGCTACATTATCAAGTTTATAACTATCTAGCTTTTGTTCACGTTGCATAACTTTCAATAAATCAATTAATACAATACCGTCATAATCAATATATCTTAATATATTATCACCCATGGCAGAAGATGATAATTGTTGTTCAACGAGGGCGTTTTTACGAGTAATTAATCTCCCCAAGCCAATACTAAAATCTTCGATAATATTTAGCTCTTTTGCTCTATCCCAAATATAAGGCATATCAAAACCAAAGATATTATATCCAGTAATAATATCACTATTAAGATTATTCATAACATCTTTCCATTTGTTCAATAATTCTTTCTCTGTCTTACAAGATATAACATCACATCCTACAATATCATCACAAGAATCAAGTGATACAATATTCTTGTATACAATATTATCAGATCCGTATAAATGAACTGTTGTACCAATTTGAATTATCTTATCACCTTCCAAAGGTATAAGAATATTATCAAGTATTTTACAAATTTTCATTTCTTCTGCGTTAATTTCAGCAACAGTCATATCATTGTCTGATTCATCATTATCATCGTCATTAACAGATGAAGCTATTTTATCAAGAATACTCACAATATTGGCAATAACTGGTTTTAATAGCATTGGAATATTTTGGATATATTCATTGGTAATTTTTCGTTTTGCATAGACTCTATTGATTTTTAAATCCGTTGCCTCATCTATCAAAATATCATCTAAATATATATTTTGAATCCAATTGATAATAAAATCTTCATCACAGTCATACCCTGCTTTCGCAACTAATGCTAAATCTTGGGCGACTTTACTATAAGTCTTCTTAGCTACTGGAAAATCACCATGACTACTCGTACATTCAATATCAAAAGATGTAACAAGAATTGGCGCGATTTTATTTTTTTCAATAGGAATTATATTTTTATAATTAGAAACGATATTATAATCACATCTACTAATATCATCATTGATTTTGTATTTTTCAACGCGAACCCAACTACATGGTTTTATATCTTGAATATGAAGATATTTAAGAAAAGGGTCAATATTATTCTCATACGCAATATAACCCTTTTTCTCCAATGACTTAAAATAGTATTTCAAAGTATTATATAATTTCAATGATTTAACAGAAACTTTCATAAAACGAAAGATTTTATTATTAGTAAAACCCCAAAAATCCTTTTTCCTAACAATTGTTAAATCTTTGAAATGTGATTCCATATTTTTAGGTATTATTTTCCGTTCATATTCTCTATTCATATATTGTGCCATATATTTTTGCGATATCATATATTCCTTGAAATCTGCCACTTTACTTTCAAATGCCATATCACTTAGAACTTCCCAGGATTCAGGTGGTTTGATATAAAAGAATGGAATAAAATTTTGAACATCAACACATACTGTTGCTCCATTTTCACAAGTACCATAGATTAATAAGGAGTAAAGCTCGTCATAATCTCTTTCTTTATTTTTGTCATTTTCAGGAACATATACGTCTGTTATTTGAAACTCTACGATATTTTTTTTTGGATTCAGAGGTTCGTGTGTTTTGCGAGGAAAATCCATTATAATTAACAGTATGCATTTCTTTTTAAATACTATAAATCAATTTTTAATTTATTATAATAAATAGAGAATGGAAGTGGGATCCGAAGGTTTAGTTATACTATTTTCCATAATTATAGGAGGATATTATATAATTAATATGTATAATGAAAAAGATTTGGTTAAAATAACAAGCAGTGTAGATAATGAAAAATATACTGTACAAATTAAAGAAGATTCAAAAGAAGCTGCCGATTTAATAGCTAAAATTAAACAACGTATTATTACTTTAATTGAACATATGGAAAAAACTTTTGGTATTAGCGATGAAAGAGTTGCTAATCTTAAAAATAATTTTAGACCCGATAGATTAAAAGAAGGTGTTGATACACCTGGATATACTAGTTATTCTGTTAATAAAGGTGAGCAAATTGTATTATGTTTACGCAATAAAGACTCTTTGGTTGATATTAACACTATGATGTTTGTTGTATTACATGAAATCGCCCATCTAGCATCTGTTAGTATTGGACATACCGAAGAGTTTTGGAATAATTTTAGATGGATATTGGAAGAATCTATAAATATTGGAATATATGTTAAACAAGATTTTGAAAAGAAAAGCGTAGAATATTGCGGAATGGATATTACTTCGTCTCCATTAGATTAAAATATATAAGATTATATTTATCTTAAATATTAATTATATTTTTAATGAATAATTTGATACTAGTTAGTAAGAATTTTAATGAGTTTGAATATTTTTTATTATGTATTTTAATACTTATGCCTGTTAGTAAAATTTTAGCAGATATATTTATTGAAAATGTTCATATTAAAAGAAAATTAAATCAATATACAACGTGGAATCTTATAATGATACTATTTAATTATATAAACACCATGTATTTGGGATATAATAATGTGATTATTGATAAATTTATCGCATTGAATTCATTTCATATTTTATGCTATTTTCATTGTTTTATATTATATGACAAAAGAATCTTATTTGAAGAATTACAAGGTGTTGAACCATTCATTAGTAAGTTAATTCCAGTCAATAGAGTTTCAAATAGAAAATTACTTTCATTTGAATATTTTATTTGCAATATCATTTTACATATTTTACCAGTATATTTTTATAAGAACAGTTTGGTTAATTACAATGAAAAAGGCGCCGATATCAACATGTATATTTATACTATATGCTTTAAATTTGTATGGGTGTTAAATATTATTGGTCATTTTAATGTTACTACCATATATGTTCCCAAACTTGATGTTTGCAATATTAAAATTATTAATTTGATTTTACTCTTGGATTTTTTTACTGATAAATTACTTAACGAGATAACATATTGATTTATTAAACCATATATTAATAATGATACCTAAAATAATACATCAAACTTGGAATTCCGAAACTTTACCTCCTGTATTAAAAATGTTATATGATGAAAATGTTAAGTTTTTAAAAAGTAAAGGATATATATTCAAATTTTGGTCAGATAAAGCTATTATAGAGTTTATTAACAGTAATTACCCTAACTACTTTAATATATATTCTTTCGCTAAAACTGGCGTGCAGCGAGGTGATATAAGTAGAATACTTTTAGTAAATCATTATGGTGGAATATATATTGATCTAGATGTTTTGATAATGAAGGATTTTGCTAATTTAATAGATTTTAATGATGACAAATTTTATATTTCTTATGAACCAAGTGGTCAAACAACAGCATTATATAATGATGATAAATATTTATGCAATGCATTTTTTGCCTCAAATAAAAACAATAAATTTACACTAAAACTAGTAAGAGGAATATCAGATTATGTTTTACAACATGGAGTAACTATATTTAATAAGTTTGATATTTTTGGTGGAAATTATATTAAACAATCAATGAAAAACTTTCAAGACAAGGATAAATATATACATATAATTGATGATAGAGAATTAATATATCCAATCAATGATTTAAAACTTGATAATATGCCATTTACAAATGATGATTGGAATATCCTTAAAAAAGGAATATATCCAATGGATCCAATAATGATACATTACTGGATACATGGAGATTTTGAATCAAAAAATGTTATAAAACAATTTACTCCAAATAAAACATTAAATGTTCATGATAATATGTATATGTTCTTCAAAACTCTCTACCCTAATATAGCTAAAAAAATTGATTATCATAAAAATAATAATGAATACTTTTATTAATATGTTAAAAAAAATAAAATTTATTTTTGTTACAATTATATTAAATATTAATTTTACAAAAAGTTTTACTAATTCAATTATAGTTCCCGATGCTTTTACTATAAAAAAAACAATAATAACAGATTCAAAAATGCCAATCATATATACGGGAATTAATTATAATATTAAAAATATTGAAAAAAATAAATTTTTAACAGCAGAACACATATATCCACAATCATTATTAGATGAATATCAGTGCAAAGATATGCATAATATTATAAAAACTCTAAATACATTAAATGTAAATAGGTCTAATTATAAATATTGTGATCATTATGATTTAAATGATAGAAATTGGAAATCATTAGAATATAATAATTATGTAAATCATAAACGTAAATTATTTGTTCCTAATTCTAATTCAAGAGGATTTATATCAAGATCTATTTTGTATATGTGTAGAAAATATAATTTTAAATTGTCAAATATAATTGATAAACAAACTTTGGTTAAATGGTTTTATACATATTCGCCATCAAATAGCGAATATTATCATAATGCTGTTGTTGAAAAAATTCAAAATACAAATAATATATTTGTTTCTAGTTATAGTAAAAAAAATATTGCAATTAAAAAATATATTGAAAGTTTGTAAATACATATCAGATGGATGATGGACCTGTGATTACAATATTTAAAAACATATTTGATAAAAATTGATATTTATTTTTTTCAATATTAGTTAAATGGATTCTTTGAATACAAAACAAAAGCAAGCCGTAGAAGCTGTTTTGAATGGTAAAAATATATTTTTAACTGGTCCTGGTGGTACAGGTAAATCTTTCACTATAAAATATATTATTGAATTATTAAAAGACAAAAATTATGGTCTAACTGCTACTACTGGATCTGCTGCTGTTTTAATAGGAGGTCAAACAATCAATTCTTTTCTCGGTATTGGATTGGGAAGTGGTAAAATATCAGATATTATTAAAAACATTATATCTAACAGAACAATATATAATAGAATATTGAAATTAGATGTTTTAATTATTGATGAAATCTCAATGTTAGATGATGCTTTATTTGATAAGATATCTAATGTTCTTTCAGATATTAAATCAAATATTGATAAAAAATTAGCTGATGTACCTTTCGGTGGTATTCAAATGATATTTGTGGGGGATTTTTGCCAGTTAGCTCCCGTAAAAGGCCTTTATTGTTTCTTATCTAAATTATGGGATAAATTAGATATGGATATTATATTATTAGATAAATTAGTCAGACAAAGTGGTGATGTATTATTTCAAAAAATTCTTAGCATTGTTAGAAAAGGTAAGTGTACTGATAATATTATAACAGTATTAGAACAGTTAAAGACAACGCAGTTTGCTGAAAACATTATTCCTACAAAATTATATCCGATCAATGAAGATGTAGACAAAATTAATAATATAGAAATACAAAGATTAAAAGATAATGGTAATTCATCAGTTATGTATAAAACGACATGTAGTTATGGATATGAGAAAGTAGCTTTAAATTATAATGTAGAATTAACAGAAAAAGCACAAGTTATTATTACGCGTAATATTGATATTAGTAAAGGATTAGTAAATGGTACACGGGGGGTCATTAAATATTTAGGTAGCGAATATGTCATAATACAAGACGTAAATAATAATACGCACACGATTAATTACTATAAGGATATTATAAATAAAAAGAAATCAATATATATATTACATATGCCTATACGTACAAGTTATGCATTATCTATACATAAATCACAAGGAATGACGATTGACGCGGTAGAGTTAGATTTAGGAGCTAATATATTTGCGTATGGACAAACATATACAGCTTTATCCCGAGCAAAAAGTTTAAAATCAATAAAAATAATAAATGTAGATAAAAGCTCATTTAAATTAAATCCATATGTAAAAAAATTTTATAGTAATATAATAGATAAATAATGGGAGAAAAAAGAACTTTTAAAGTAGAATCGTCTAATATACAAAAATCAGGAGGAAGATATACTTCTAAAACTCCAAATGCAGCTGCTAAAAAGGCCGCGTCACAATTATTCAAAAAAGCCGCTAAATCTAAAACGCAAATTACTTTTGAACTTAGAGAAACTACAAAAGGCGAAAACAAAAAAATACACAAATATACTGCTAAGCGCGTTAAATTAGCAAAACCCAAAGTTATTACTATTATGGGTAAAGAAATAACATATAGATATACAGTTCAGGTTAAATCCGTATAATACTTATTTACTCATCTGACATATAATCGGTGTCATTATCACTATAATAATATTCATAGCTATCATCGCTATCCGATGACATATAATATTCATATTCTTCATTATATTCATCAAAATATTGTTCATCATCATCACTTTCATCTTTATTAGTTTTATATGATAATTCATTATAGTATTTATATTTCATATTAATTGTATCATAATGATGTTTGATATCATCGGTGTAAATTTCAAATTGTTCTTGTTCTTCCATATGTTTTTTTTCTCTTGCTGCCGCATTAAATAAGCACTTGGGCGGGTCTAGTTTTTTATCAAACTTATCAACAATATTAGTTTTATAACATTTAATAATATCCGCCTTATCATAGTTTTGACACTTATAATTTTCATAATTGTTAATTATTGAATTCATTCTCATATCTTTGATATATTCGCTGGAATACTTTTTAATTACCATATACACCGAATAACATTCATGAAGCGTCTTAATAGCATCTAAATTTTCTTCACCGATATCACTCGTATTATTCATTTTAGTTGCAAAATCAATAAAATCGCTGTAATCAATCATGGTAGTCATTTATTATATTAACTATATTTAATTATATAGTGAACTATCAATTTTTAAATCTTATGGAACAATAAGGTATTTTTCATTCTTTATGAAAATACCTGGGATATTTTAAATGCTGATTGTAAAAATTATATATAGAATGGAAAAATAGAATAAACTATTTTCATACAGGATTTTATTATTTTAATGATTTAATATTTGGTAAAATTTATATTTTTATATATCCTCATTATTTAAGATTACTTCAATATTTTTAATTATTTTATTTACTATTTCCATAATTTTATCCAATTCAACATTTGGAGAATGTTTATATTCAATTAATACAGTAAAGTTATCATTTGCTTCACTTTTAACAATCAATGAAACTCTATTTGATATCTTATATTCTTTTATTGTAATTTCAGAAATGTTATCAATTTCATTTGTACATGGAAATATATATTGCGGATATTTATCTATTTTAGAACTGAGAATATATATATTATTCTTTTTTGTTTTATAGTATTTATCCTTTTTCTTTGTTTTTGATGTAACATATTGATTATCATTTGATAATTCATATGTATACATTTTATCCTGCATATAATATATTTTGTATTTTTCTTCCTTTGTCTTTTTATAAATTTTATTTATTTTATATTCCATATCACCTGACATGGTTACATCCATTACATTATCACTAAGTATATTTTTAATAAAATAAAATTCCACAATATTTATATCATCTTCAACCAATTCAGTTAATTTTATATTACTCATTATTGTTAATGATATTGATAATCATTATATCATTTTTTAATTTAATATATAAAAAAATGATAGGTATTTTATTAATTACAAGGTTATATTATGACTTCCGAAAACTATAAACTATATGATTTAGAAGAAGAAATTAAAAAATATACTGAAATAAGTAACATTTATAATGATAGCAAAGAAGATTATAACGAAACTAATAAACATAAAGTCCGAAATGATTTTACTGAATTATTAATTAAAAAAGCGAAAATACCTGAATTACTTGCTAGGGATTTGGAAATAGGAGTTTTTAACGCGACTATTGATTACGCAAATAATTATGGCATACAATTATCCTGGAAAAGTCAAATTTTAATTGAAACTTATATAAATATTGCTAGAAGTATTTATTCTAATATTAAAAAAGATAGCTACATTGGTAATAAAAATTTACATAAACGTATGATTAAAAATAAAGAATTTATTCCACATATGTTACCATATATGCAATGTCATAATATCTTCCCAGAAAGATGGAAGGATATTATTGAGAAAAATCAACGTAGATTTAAGGCCGCCTATGAAATTAAACTTGTTGCTATGTCTGATATGATTACATGTACTAGATGTAAAGGCAAGAAAGTTAGTTATTATGAATTGCAAACTCGTTCAGGTGACGAGGCATCTACTCTATTTATGAATTGCTTAATTTGTGGTAAAAAATGGAAACAATAATTATTTAATTTGTAATAATTCTGAACTCAAAGTATTCAAATATTATTTCTGCCGCAATACCATATATTAATTTGTCTTCTTCGCTTTCTATTAATTCCATTATTTCATTATATTTTTTTTTATTTAAAATAAAATATTGTAATACATTTTGTATACCATATTCATATATTATTAATTCTATATCTTTTTTATTATAGAGAGGTAATCTCAAATGATTGTAAGTAAACATTTTAAGATTATTAACTAACCATCTTTTATTTGGCGTTACTATATCTTTAACCTTGCAAAAAATAGTATTTGCAACATCATTGTCCTCTTTTTTTATAATTATTTTGTATTTATAATCGTCTTCCATATTTTATTATAATTAAGCATTTTAACATTTATATAGTATTAAAATTCTATATTCATGTGTTTTTTCTTTTATTTAAGTGATATCTTTGATAAATAATTCTGGTATATCTGTTATTATACCTTTAATTCCGGAATTTACAATGTTATTAAAATCTTGGCATTTATTTATTGTAAAACAATATGTTGGTATCTTATCGCTACACAATTTAATATCATTCAAACTATTATAATCATAATTTATTGAAATTCCATAACATTTATTTTCTTTGATAATATCATACCAATTATCAGGTATTTTATCAACAATATAAGTAATATCTTTATTTGGATAAATGATATTAAGATATTGTAATACTTTTATAGAATATGAACAAATATTTATGTATATACTATTATAATTCCTAATAATATCAATAACTTTATTTACCAATTGCTTTTCCTCATTATGATATATCTTTAATTCTAGCATTATATTTATTGATAATTCGCTACATTTTTCTATAAATTCTTTTAATGATGGTATTTTACAATTACTGTTCTTAATATTCGTATCTTTAATATCGTTATAATTATATTCATTAACCGAGCCTTTAAAATTCGTTAATCTATCTAAATTTTCATCATGAAATATTATAGGATATTCATCTTTTGTTAGTATTACATCGGCCTCTATCCATTTGCATTTTATTTTGGTTAAAGCATATATTGATGAAATCGTATTTTCAGGCGCATATGTAATAGCACCTCTATGCCCAATTATATTACACATATAATATAAATACTATTTTACTTTATATACGACACATATAAATACCTGATATTAACATAATTATTTTATATATCTTTAATGATAGTTTTTTCAAAATTTTATTTGCTTTAATTGCATAATATTAATTAATATCAAAGGCAATTAATAGCTTTTCTATGCTTTTGTTGTCAAATAACTTCCAAATAAAGGTAATGCAAATTCATAAGGCAATCCTTCCGGCCTCGTTATTTTAATATAACTATTTATTTTTAATATGAATGGGTTTGGTATTTTTACTCATTTTCAATAAAAGTATATTATTAGTTGATCTAAAACTATATGTTGACATTATTAATAAAAACAGTATTGCTATTTTCAATTTCATTATTAGTTTAATAAAATATAATATTTATATATATAAGTTATTATTGTGTAGATAGAAAATGTATAAAATAATAAAAATTGATCCGCGGTGCATTGTTAATAATACATCAACAAACAATGTTCTCTACCAACGCTACTCAGATTCCCGTCGAATACACCACCGGCGATTACAGTGTCCGCCTTAACATCAACTTTGGTGAAGGAAAGGATTCGGAAGTTTACAAAAATGAAACTGAAAGAAAGAATTTCAAAGACAACTACAATATCGAGGTATATGAATCAGGAGAAGGTGATGATTACTCAAAAGGATATCGTGTTGTAACAAATGAAGGCCCCCTTGTTATTAAGTTGGGCAATATCTCTATCTCTGGCAGGGATGATTACAATTATGATTACGCAGTTGGCTTTGCCGTTGATAATAGTATGCCGGAATATACTACTGCTATGTCTACCATTCCATATAATATTGACAGGGATGGAACTCTTTGGACTATTCCTGCTAATAACGGCGATAGCTACAAATTTGACCAAAATCCCAATGCTAAATATCAATGGATGGCAAAACGTGCTATGGATATTGGTTATGAGCCTACCGAGGAAGAGCTAAAACTTGGTATGGAAAAAACGAGTGAAAATACCGGGCTTATCTATCTTACATTCATGGTATTCAAAAAACCTAAACATGTTGAAGTTACCCGTGGTGCTACACGTGGTGCTACCCGTGGTATTACCCGTGGTATTACCCGTGGTGCTACCCGTGGTGCTACCCGTGGTGGTGACCAGATGGAAAGTGATGCTGCCAGATTTGGATATGGCAATGAAGCAAATAGTGCATCTAAAAAGAGCGATTTTGAATATGCGGAAAATACTGAACGCTATGTATTGCCAGTGAGATTGAGGATTAATAAGAAAGCTGCTAATAGCGATATTAATTGCTCGCAGCATCTTAAAGGGGCAAGTGTTAATACTCTGCGTCGCCAGACAATGACAGTGCCTTTCTAAATAAAATTGATATGTTATATAAGTATTTATTTATATAATTATATTAAGTAGAATATGATGACTTCTCCGCAAACTATTAAGAATACTATTAACATGACTCATGATTTATCTAGCATTATTATGAGAAATCGTGCTATTGTTATGATTAGATTGCTAAAAGAAAAAAAGGAAAAGGAAAATAAAAAGTTAAAACAACAACGTATTATGAGTAATAAATTTTGTATTGGGTTTTGTGAAAATCCTTTAAATTGTTCTTGTTTTATCAACAATTCAATTTAGATTAGAATCTTCTTATGAACTGTTTCTATCGCACCCTCTATCCATGCTTGCCTATCACAATATGTTTCTCCCAAAATATAAATGTCTTTTTTTATAAACAAACTATCAATCGTTTTTTGTATTTTTTTGGAATTAATCCCCACTTTCCACATATGGTCTCCTGAACTCCAATAATGCATTGTTATCCAATCCGGTTCTTTTATTTTTTTATCAGGAAACATTTCGTCTAATAACTTCTTTATATGCTTTTTAACAGATTTTTCATCCTTAAATGTATTCCAGAAATCAGCATTATAACTATCACTATAACTTATTTGTATTAATCCCGAATTGTAATCAATCGGTATTATAAATTGCAATTTATTATCGGTCAATGTTTTGGGTATATCCTTGAACCAGACATCTTTAAATTGCGCATATATTCTTAAAAGTTTACCATCACTAACACTATTAATTACATTTTCATATTTTTTAAAATAAGATATATTTAAATAATCGCTTCGTGTTATAGTTAAATATAACTTACTATATTTATATTTTTTATTATTTATAGTATATGATTTACTTGTTTCATCAATATCTATAAGAGATGCATTAAACACTATTTTAACGCCATGTGATTTAAGATATTCATATAGAACATCGCATAACTTTTGGATTCCTTCTTTTAATACAAAGAATTCGTTGTTTTTAACATCAAAATCTTTACGTAAAGTTAAAATAGCATTATGAGCATTCATATCATATATTTCACCAACATATCCCAATGATTTGTTGAGCACTTCTACTTCATTTGTTGGCAAGAATAATGAAAAATAGTTATGTAAATTATAATCATGTTTATTGACTTTTATTTTTTTATTTATTGCATAATCCCATAATTTATCTAAGCTATTATAACTTGATTTATAATAAGCCAATAGCTCTTTTTCTTTCATCAGTTGGCCATTAAGATAGTATCTCTTATCCTTATTAATATCAATTATTTGGTCTTCTAATTTAAAATCTTTTATTAGTTTCATAACATATTTGTGCTTTTTTCCTAACCTTCCTGCTCCAACAGAATAGTTGAATCCCTTATTGCTATACGTATAAATACGACCTCCTATACGATTATTCTTTTCATATATTACTATATCTTCTGGGTTAACATTTTTAATAGTAATTAATTTATAAGCTAGATATAATCCTGTTATTCCAGCTCCAATAATAACATGTTTCATAGCTTCTAAAAAAAGAGTACATAATTATGTAAAAAGTTAAAATTATAAAAAGTTTATAAAATCATTAGAAAAATAAAATTATGTACTCATTTCTTCGATTTTAAGACCTCTTGAATAATTCACCAATGATATACCAGAAAATATTAGTACAAATCCCATCGCTTCTAATAGTGTTAATGATTCACTTAATACTAAATATCCCAATATCAAAGTAACTATCGGATAAAGAGATGTTAATAACGTAGCAATTGCTACCTTTTTATCATTACTAACCGCGTATAAATATCCATAATTAGCCATTAGTAGCATTGATGTCGCAAATATAATAACTAAAATTATATATTTATTATTCATAATTGTTGTACAATCTTGAATAAAACCACCATTGCTACTATTCAAAACAATACCTAGTAATATCAAGAAATGTATAAGGGAAACAAATAGCATAAGTGTGAGAATATCAATATATTGTAATATATATTTATCAAATAATGGTGCAATGCCCCAAATTAAATTTACAATAAAATAATATATATATAACATATCTTCTATTATATAAAATGTTTTATTAAAATATAGTTTATGTTATTTAGATTTATTGGTGGTACTAATTATATTACCGTTTCTAAATTTATTCATAAAATGTATGACAAATCTATAATACCTATTATTGATTATGCTAAGGAAGGAGCAAAATTACCTGCTGATGTTATTAGTTATAATAAAGAATCTAGTTCTCTAATAAATGAAATTAATAATAAGCACAAAAATAATGATATTGGATATGCTATAAAACTTTCATCTTTTTCAGTACATAATCCAGAAGAAAATATTGATAAATTTATTAAAAAGGTTATAAATACTCAACATAAAAATAAATATATATACTTTGATGCTGAATACACTCATTTATATGATAAGGAAAATAAAATATTCAATAAATTTATTGAGAAATATCAAGATATAGATAATTTGCATTTATTCAAAACATATCAGATGTATAAAAAAAACAGTTTATACTATATTAAACATGATTTAGATACATATGATAAAATAGGATTTAAATTGGTAAGAGGAGCTTATTATAATCCAAAAGATATAGAATTATTTAAACATAAAAAAGATACTGATGTTAATTATAATAAAGCAATTGAATATTTAATTACAAGCAATACTAATAATAAAATTTGCATAGCTACTCATAACAAGAATTCTATTGACTATGCTTTATCATTTAATCCTGGATATAATGTATCATATGCGCAATTATTAGGCATGGGAGATAGTTCAACAGATTTTTTATTAAATAAAAATAAAACAGTATTTAAATATGTTCCATATGGAAATGTTTTTGATATTTATCCATATTTGTTGAGGAGACTATATGAAAATATAGATATGTTAAAGTATATGAAATAACATAATAAACATATAAAAAGTTATTAATATAAAATAATAAATGTATTTTGAGAATGAAGCAGGTTATTTAAAGCTTTTGAAAGAAACTCTTAAAGAAGGTGAAATTAAATATACACGAAATGGAGTTGTATATTCTAAGTTTGGTTGTATGATGAAATTTAACAATATTAATAATTTTCCATTATTAACAACTAAAAAGATGTTTTTAAGAGGTATCGTGGAGGAACTCTTATGGTTTTTGAGAGGTTCTACGGATGCCAATGAACTCAAAGAGAAAAAGGTTAATATATGGACGGGTAATTCTACTCGTGAATATCTAGATAGTGTAGGGTTGACCGAATATAAAGAAGGTGAATTGGGGCCTGTTTATGGTTGGCAATGGCGTAAATTTGGAGAAGATTACAGCAATCCTACAAAACAAGGCAAAGACCAAATTAGATATGTATTAGAGGAATTACTAAAACCAAATAATAGTCGCCGCGCAGTATTATCGGGATGGAATCCAGTTGATCTTAATAAAATGGCATTGCCACCTTGCCATATTCTATATATATTTAATAAAACAGACAAGGGGCTTTCGTGTCATATGACATTGCGTAGCTCTGATTTATTCTTAGGATTACCATTTAATATTGCCAGTACTGCTTTATTAACACAAATACTTGCAACTGTACTACATATTGATATTTCCGAAATCTGTTTATCTATTTGTGATGCCCATATTTATCAAGAACATGTACAACAAATAGATAAACAGGTTTTACAAGAACCATATGAACTACCCAAACTAATAATCAAGAAGTTTCCTCCTCCTATTGACAGTAGTATTGATGAAAAAATAATTTGGATTGAATCTCTAAAATATGAGGATTTTGAATTAAAAGATTATTTATCACACCCTGCTCTACCAGCTATTATGAAATAGCGGTCGGATGCCATTTTTTAAACTTTTCATTATAAATACAAACAAATCCAATAACAGTCATAGCGTTTTTATCCTTGAAGGCTGTTCGCAATAGCTTACTATCTTTCATTGTCTGTACAAGAGCAATACCAAGCATATTCTTGATATCTTCTTTTTCATAAACATTATAGATATCTGGTTCATTAGTTTTGGTCAAATATAATATTTTGTCATTTTCACCAAGATTAATATCACATTTTGGTTTAACAACAATTATGTCTTTATTGGTATTATTTTCAATAGTTTTAAATTCTGTAATATCCTTTGTTTTTCTTACAACTTCAATAATATTTGTATCATCAAAATTATATAACTTGGGTTTATATTTTAAATCATAAGGCCATATATATATACCACGACATGTATAATTAAGATCTTTTGTTAGATTCTGGATTTCTTCGATAGATTCCTTATATAAATTGTAATAGGTCTTAACTTTATAGTTACATACATCAATTGTTTTATCAGGTGTATATTGAGTTTCTAACATATTATAAAGAATATTTAGTCGTTGAGGTAATGTTTTATTTTTTAAATGAATACCTTCGTAACATATAATATCATTTATTAGAAATGTCCATGTATCATCTTTGCACTTAACCATTTCCCCGTCAAGCAAAGTATTTTTAAATAGCATTTTATCAAATAATCCACGTCCAAATATAATACGAGGGCGTTGATAACCCGGATGTATTTTTTTATCTATATAATACATAATTTCGATGTCATTATATAGTGTAAAATAAAGATAGTACCTATTTCCATTTGATCTTAAATTTAGCATATGATTTGATAATATATAATTTACATTATTACTGTCTAAATTATGATGATGTCTTTGCAAAATCTTTACATTATATTTATTATATAAATCTGATAATATAATATCTTTATGGTCGTTACTTTTAATATTGAAAGCAATTCGGTTTGAGAAACTGATAATACCCTGCATTAAATTAAATAGACGATTATTGTAATATAATATCTATCATTTTTTTAAATAAAAAACAATATAACGCTAATACAATTATTATATATGTTAATATGAATAAGCTTTATCATGAATGGTTAAGTAATCCACAATATTGGTTTGCTAATAATAAAATAATAGACGAATATTTATGTGATAAATATTTAAAATATATTCAGGATACTAAACAAAAATATGAATTTAAAGAGATTTATAGCAAAGAAACATTAATATCATGTATATTGCTATTGGACCAAATACCAAGACATTATAAAAGGTTAGGATATGATATTGATGTAGATAAATATTCTCGTGAAGCTATAAAATTTACAAATTATGTACTAAGTATTTATAAAGATTTAAGGATAGACGAATTATGTTTTGTTTATTTACCATATAGACATGTTAAAGATATAAACAAAGTACATGAAATTATCAAAATATTTTTGAGAATATATGATACTTCTAATATCATAGATAGAATAAAATGTAAAAGATATTTATCAGCTACTTTAAATAATATTTACAAACATATTAATACACAATATTTAGATAATACTTTACATATAAAATCATTTGATTCTTTAAATGTGAATATTTTTGATAAATCTAATATCCATTTAAAATGCAAAGACATTGATGTTTATAATAATATATATACAGAGTATTCAAAATTAAATCCTATATATCCTGACCCTAAAATCATAGTATCTTTATCGGGTGGTGTTGACAGTATAGTAGCTCTATATATTCTTAGTAAAATAAGTAAAAATGTTATTGCAGTTCATATAAATTACAATAATCGCAAAGAATCACAAGATGAATTGGACTTTGTAAATTATTACTGCAATTATCTTGGTGTACGTCTTGTATATAGGACTATTACAGAAATTACAAGAGATGATTGTTTAAGTAATGGTTTACGCGATCTATATGAAGATATTACAAAAAAAATAAGATTTCATATGTACGAATTACTCAACGATACTAATACATATATATTATTAGGGCACAATAAAGACGATTGTTTTGAAAATATTATAACAAATATTACAAATAAAAATAGTTATGGTAATCTTTCTGGTATGGAGACTATCAAAATAATAGATAACATTAAATTTTGGCGCCCGATGTTAAATATCCCAAAAAAAGACATAATACATTTTGCTAATTTAAATAATATTCCTTATTTATGTGACAGTACTCCTAAATGGTCAATTAGAGGTAAAATTAGAGATAATTTAAGACCATTATTATGTAATTTGAAGAATAATGTAGATATAACACATGGAGACGAGAGTGCCATTGAATCCTTTTTTACATTAAAGGAACATATAGAAGAGTCTAATAATATAATTAATGATATTATAATTAATAAATTATTAAAAAATATTAATGAAGAACTATTCGGTACATTTAGTATTGATGATTTATATACTTTCAGATATAAAAGTATATCAAAGATGTTTTTTACTAGATTGAATATCAATATTAGTAGTAAAACATTAAGTGATTTTATTGAATTTATCAATAGATTTATAATTACCAATAAAGAGAGGAAGTTTGTTTTAAATAAAAATAATATATTTATGATAAAAAACAGTGATGATAATTTATATAAAAATATAATTATTACTTAATTTTAAGTATGAGTAGAATAATATCGGGATATGCTTTTGGTATTGTTAAAAGAATTATGCCGAAAATATCTGCTACCGAAAAGGCCGCTTTAAACTCGGGTTCAGTGTCAATTGAAGGAGATATCTTTAAAGGCAAAATAAATATAAATGAAATTGTTGATAAATACAATATTAAACTTAAAAATGAGGAGATTGAGTTTTTAAATAATGAAACTAATACATTATGTGAATTGATAGATAACGAAGAAGTAGAAAGAAATCAGAATCTATCTAATGATACATGGGATTATATAAAGCAAAAAAAGTTTATGGGATTAGTAATACCTCAAAAATATAATGGTCTTGAATTTAGTGCCCATGCACATTCACTAATTGTTGAAAAAATAGCTAGTAGAAATATTGCGAGTGCGGTTAGTGTCATGGTACCTAATTCACTTGGACCCGGTGAATTATTGAATCATTATGGTACGGTTGAACAAAAAGATTATTATTTATCAAAATTGGCCGACGGAAGACATATACCTTGTTTTGGACTTACGACAGAGACATCTGGTTCGGATGCTGCTTCAATGTATGACGAGGGATATGTTGTAAATAAAGATGGTGAACTTGGAATAATGGTAACATTTTCTAAGAGATATATTACATTAGCACCGATTGCTAGTTTAATAGGACTTGCATTTAAAGTTGTTGATCCTAATAATTTACTTATAGATGGCAAAGAAGGTATTACCGTTGCATTATTGGAGAAAAACAAATTCCCAGACATTGAAATAGGAAATCGGCATAATCCATTGAATATTGGTTTCATGAATGGTACAATAAGAGGTAATAATATATTTATACCCATGTCGTGTGTGATTGGAGGAGAGAAGAATTGTGGTATTGGATGGAATATGTTAATGGAATCGCTTGGTGAAGGCAGGGGGATATCTTTACCTGCTATGTCGGTCGCAACAGCTAAACTTTGCACATTAGGTGTTGGTGGATACGCGCGCGTTAGAAAACAGTTCAATATTCCAATTGCAGAAATGGAAGGTGTCAAAGAAAAGCTTGCTGTTATTGCTGGCAATAATTATAAATTGATAGCAGCACAGAATCTATTTAATGCAATTGTGGATAATGGAGAAAAGCCCCCAGTATTATCGGCTATTATGAAATACAAATGTACTGAATATGGTAGAATATCTGTTAATAATGGGATGGATATATTAGGTGGAGCTGGTATATGTAAGGGGTCCATGAACTTTTTATCATCTAATTATTCAGCTACACCCGTCGCTATTACTGTTGAAGGTTCTAATACTCTTACGCGTTCTTTAATAATATTCGGACAGGGATTAAATAGGTCCCATCCTTATCTATTAGATACAATTACAAGTATTGAAACAAATGATAAAGATAAATTCCATGATAACTTTATAAATATCGTTAGACATACTTTTAATAACCTCGGATATTCACTTTATTATGGTATTTACCTTAAATTTTATAATAATACAAATTTAGCCGATTTTCACGAATTACAATTAAAACGTCATGTAGCCAACTTTGCCTTCTCGGCAAATATAGCATTATTGATGGGTGGAAAAATAAAAACCGCTGAATACATTTCTGGAAGATATGCTGATATATTATCTGATATATATATGTCCAAAGCTTGTTTATGGTATTATAAAAAACACAATGATGTTAAAGATATTGATAAATTATTAGATTATTGTTTAAATGACTATTCTAATAGTATTCAAAAAAATATATATGGTATTGCTAATAATATTCCATTGCCTATAATGGGAACGCTAATTAAAATGGTAACATATCCTCTTGGAATTAATTATAAACCAAATAAAGATAAAGTTGTCACAGATGTTTCTAATATAATTACAAAACCAACTGAATTACGTAAATTATTAACGGATAATGTATTTATATCCAACAATGATGATGATAGAATAAATCAAATTGATAAAGGAATAGGTTTATGTTATGATAGCGATAAGTTATTAAAACAGCTTAAAACAGATGATGATAATATTAAAATAATGAGGGCAAATCAGTTAAGAAAAAAAATTATCAAAGTTGACGAATTCAATGAAATACGCCATTAAATAATCTAAATAGTACTATTAATACGCAAATAGAAAATTAAGATAACATGTTGTTATAACATGATTTACTAAATTATTTATTTTTAATCTATCATTCTTAATTTCATCAATTTTATATTTAGTAATTAAGTGATTAGCATTATTTAAGCTATTAAAAGGTTTTTAAACAATAGATATACTATTGGCATATGCAAATGCGTTTACAAATGCTAGTAGTATAGATAAAATATAATATTTAAATATTAACATGTAATAATAAAAAGAGTACATAATTAATAAAAAAGTATAAATTATAAAAAGTTTATAAAATCATTAGAAAAATAAAATTATGTACTCTTTTTTATGCCATAACCATTCTGTCAGACAATTTGAAAGACTTGTGGTTATCTTTTAGGGCACATAATGGTACGTTAGCTATTGGTAAATCACCTTTGTTGGGTTTTAAAGAATAATTATAAATTTGGTTATAATCAAGATTTGGATTAGTATTCTCTGCTAAATCTGCTGTATATATTTTTTCTAATTCAGGTGTAAATACGCGTTGCTCTGCTGTTTTAATTGTATCCTGAGTTATTATTTCTTTATTAAAATTGGTATTATCAATTTCTTTATTAGAACTATACATATTAAATGTGTTTTTGTTTATAACATCGATATCATTTGTATTTGGCATCACAGGAATATCTTGATCATATAAATTAATTAATTTAGGCGGACATCTTACTTTAATATCTCCCATATCTTGTTTTTTAGACGGTTCTGGTGGTGTCTCCTTATATTTTACTGGTTCTTCTTTTGGTAGATCATTTTTTGACATATTAAAAAATAATAGAAATACAAATATTATTAAAAATATAATACATATGATTTCTATATAATAGATTTCGTTATCTTTCATATTACTATATTAAAATAATATTTTAATCGTCATCTTCGATAAATTTAACCTTTCCTTTTGTTTCTTCCTCGCTATAATTATGAAATTGTATTAATTCGTTATCTTGGTAATAAGAAATATTATACTTATTAGTATTGTAAAATTTAGTGCGAGCATAACCTTTGCGTTTAAATACAGAGAACTCGTCTAAAATATCGATACATAATGGAATATATTTTCTGTCTTCTGGACGTTCTCTAAGAATACGACCGATAGATTGTTGTATATCAGATATAGGGGAAGCAAATATTACTGTATTTAATGTAGGGACATTGAATCCCTCAGAAGCTAATTGATATGTAGCTAAAATAATTTGTTTTTCGGCGGATATATTTAGATCAGTTTGTTTCATACCACCAACATAATATCCGTAATCTTTATTCAAAATATTTTTATCAATAATATATGTTTCAATATCATTCAATAAATTTCTACGCTCGCTTAAAATTAATATTCGTCTATTAGGGTCTTTTTTTATTAGACTTTCTAAAATATTGATAATATATTCTGTCCTTGGTTTGAATTTGCAAATGTTATTAATCATGGCAGCAGTATTCTCCTTTCCATTCCACATTTGTTTTACAGCCGAATATTCAATATTGGGCTCATAATACTTATGAATTTGCACTTCTACTTCTGTAAATTCTTTGTTTTTCATCGTGTAAACAGAATTACCAATATAATATTCAAAAACCTTTCGCATACCATCTTTGCGATTTAATGTAGCAGATAGACCCAAAATAATAGGCATATTTAGTTTTTTAAAAGCTCGACAAAATACTTGTGCTCCCGTATGATGTACTTCATCAATAATTATAAAACCTATATCATTGAAAATATTGATATCATAATCTCTCATCGATAATGATTGTAAAGATGCGATAATAAAATCCTTATTTTCAACATCAACCTTATTCTGTTTTATAATACCAATGCTGGAATTAGGAGAGAATGTTTTGACTGTATCAATAAATTGTTGATTAAGGAAGTCTTTGTGACTTATAAACATAGTTCTTTTTTTCAATTGACAAGCTATATATAGACTCATTATAGTTTTACCGAAACCACATGGAACTGAAATAATACCACCCATTTTAAGAGGATTTCTTGCTGCTTCTAAAAATTTATTTACGGGTTCGTGTTGAAAATCTCTTAATTTACCATTGAACTCGACATTTATATCAGCACCACATTGTAATTTAGTAATCTTTGGAAGCCCGTAATTACATAGACCATAGTATCTCGGAATATAAATCCTTTTTTCCGTTTCCTTATACAATACGAAAGTAGTATCTGGTTTATCATTATTAATCCCCATATCAAAATTAATTCTAGGTTTCATAGTAAGATTCTCTTTAATTTTAACTAATTCTTCACTTTTCAAAGAAGATTTAAGAAGACTATATCCGTTTATAGTTAACATTATATAAGCTATTACATAAATATAATCGTATCATTTTTTTATATGAATTATAATAGAATACAGTTAAAATATAAATGATAATCAACTCATTTAGAATATTAGCTGTTGTATTATTATTTGCAGTTATGCTGATACATGATATACCATTCAAGAAAATGTATAAGGATTATATTATGCAATTTTATTTAGCTGTATTATGTGTCGGTATATTGATGTTATTTGATAATATTACTGGTTTCGTAGTAACTTTTACTTTATTAATTGTATATTTCAGAATATATAATGCGGAAATAAGAGAGAGGAATATGATTAAAATAAAAGAAATTAAAGAAAAAGAAGAAAAAGATAGAGAAGAAGAAAATAAGACTAAAAAATGCAATAAAGATGATAAATGTAAATTAGAAAACCCTGATAAAAAAAATATTATTGTTCGCGAAATCAATAATATAGAAACCGACGGATTAAATCCATATATTACCGAAGAACATTTAATATCGGCACAAAATAATGTTATAAACGATGAAATATATAATGATGAAATTGGCGAACTATCGTCTGAATATAAAAATGCAAGACCATTATATAAATCACAAGGATTAAATGATAATCAACATCATTTAGAGGGTTATGATTATTATAATAGTTATTATGGAACTTTACAATTCGAATTAATAAATAATTAAAATAATCTCTTGAATTATTAGATAATTACAATGGTATATGAAAATTTTGTATCACAAAATGAAAATGATGAAGTCGTAAAAGAAACCTTTTCTATATTCGGATATTCTATTTTAAGCGTCATAGTGGTAATCTCTTTATTATGGAGTTATAATATTGGAGATAATTTGTATTTATTCTTAACAGTATATTCTTTAATAATAATACTTTATACAGTAATAATAATATCATTAGTTGTTATAAATAAAAAAAATTATGATATAACATCATATATGATATTGTTTGGAACAACAATATTTACAATATTTTTAGCATTTTTTATTGGTGTATTTTTTGTATATAAATATTTTAGCTATTCATCTTTGAAAAAAAATAACGATCAGGTAATAAATTATTCTTATAAATATTAAATATAATTAAAAAACGATAGTACATATAATATTATAAATAGTGATGCTGCTTTTATTAGAATATCATAAGTGTTGAGATTTTCATGTAAATATTCTGGCATTTTTTCATAAATTGCTGAAACTATACTAGTATTATGTATTAATAATACAAGTATAACAATCGTTAAATTCTTTTTTACCAATTCCATATCTATATTTGCTATATTTGAATTGTTATAATTTTGCGAAGGTGGATATTTTTCAGATACGTTATATTCGGGTTTTCTATATTGAGAAGGTGGACGCGGGGGATAATTATCCTCTGGTGGGAATTCAACAATTTCGTCTTCGTAATCGGGTATCATACTACTACTTGTATTTTTATTTTTAGAGGTATATTCGTCGCGGAACTCATTTAATACATCTTGAACCAACGGGTCATTAATATCATTATTATCTGTCGTATTTGTATTTCCATTTAACGTAGATGTAGGCGTAGACATGTTTATACTTAATTGTAAACTCTAATGATATACTATATTTAGATAATTAACTTTATAACGCAATTTATAACTAGGTATTTATTACTTCCTCTTTACATTTTACCTTATATTTATTGAGTTTATAGCATTTATTATTATATTTAAAATCAGCATCTATCAATTTAATTGGCATATAAAATAAAAATGCAATAGATAATCCAAATATAGCACTAATTATTAATTGCCCCGCTTTATCATAGAACATTCTGTCAATTATATAATTTAATTTAGATGTTCGCATTGATTATCCTAATGTATGTCTTTATTTTTATATTAATGGTATAGGATAGTTATTATCATCCAAACATTTTATATTTATAACATCATATTTGTAACATTCATTATTTTCACCAATATATATATTATTATTTATATTTTCAAACATTACATATTTATCATTTTGTGTAATAAAATATACATATATAATTCCAAATATAAATGCAATAAAAAAACTATACCAATTAATATAGAATATATCTTTCATATCTATTAATATTCTTATATTATTTCTTGATACATCTACCAGAATCGGGATTACATTTTTTTCCTTTTATTTCACATTCCTTCTTTTTAGCTTCCGAACATTTATCTGATTTAATGGCTGGTTTAACAACCGGATCTACCTTTGGATCTACCTTTGGATCTACCTTTGGATCTACCGTTGGATCTACCTTTGGATCTACCGTTGGATCTACCTTTTTACCAATTGGTTTAACAACTGGTTTTTTGATACATCTACCAGATTCGGGGTTGCATATCTTGCCTTTATCCTTACATTCTTTTTTCTTAGCTTCCGTACATTTATCATCTTCGGGTTTATCCTCGGGTTTATCATCCTCGGGTTTATCATCCTCGGGTTTATCCTCGGGTTTATCATCCTCGGGTTTATCATCCTCGGGTTTATCATCTTCGGGTTTATCATCTTCGGGTTTATCATCTTCGGGTTTATCATCTTCGGGTTTATCATCTTTAATACAT